AGCTTGCCAACGCTCAGGCGTCGCGCTACCAGCTCGACCACGCACGAAAAGCGGTGCTCGCTGTTTCGATGAAGAGCGCCGAGAAACACGGTCACAAATCCGTTGCGGCTCAAGAGCGTGAGGCTTACGCAAGCGCGGAGTATGACGAGTGGCTTCGAGGTTCCACCGAGGCCGTGCGGAATCACGAGCGGTTACGGCTCGAGTTCAAAGTGATCGAGCTTCGATTCGAAGCGTGGCGCACGATGCAAGCTACTCGGCGAGCCGAGATAAACTTACGATAGGGAGGAACGATGGCGACACAAGTATTCCGGGCATGTTGCAAGCGCGTGGTTGAGGGCCGAGAGAAACCATTCTGGGATGACACCGGCCTCAAGCTACTCGTGGGCGAGTGGGAAGGTCGACCGTCCTACACCATCGTTGACGGTAGGACCGGTGGGAAGTATGCGTGCTACCTGATCGAGAAGCGCGAGAACAGCGGGCAGAGCCAAGGTGGCGGAGGGTACGATCCCGCCGGCGAGAGGCAGCCGCCGGCGCATGACGATGACGTTCCATTTTAGGAGGAAGTAATGACAAACGACACAGCTTCGCTCGTGAAAGTTGCCGCCGAGGAATACGAAAACGCTAACCACGACTTCGCCGCCGCCGAGACAAGCCTCACGAATCGCCTGATGGATGATCTTGAGTTCTTGCTCAGTGCCGTTGCAGAGATTTCACACAACGCCATGCGTGCCCACCGTAGAAAAATCAGGGAGAAGTATTTCGAGTGGCCGAAGACCGAGCCGTCTTCGCTGAAGGATGTAGAGATCGCGGAAGCAATGAAGCGCCCTCATCCGTGGTACGACTATCCGCTCTCAACCGGCAAGCTACTTGGAAAGGCAACGAAAGGCGAGCTTGTCGATGAGGCCGACATGCACAAGGCGATGGCCTCGGGGAACCTTCGCATGATGCGGATCTACACGGACATCGTAAAGCGTCTACCGAATGAAAGGACGAAGGTCTCGAAGGTGTTCAGTGAGTCGGACCTTGAGGAGATCGCGAAGAACAGATCATGATAATTGCGGGCGGGGCCGATCCGGTCCTGATGCCCATTAGCGGCGTGCCCCGCTCGTTCACTTTTTTGAATGGGGCCAGTCGCTCACCTGTTACCCACGGAAGACGTGTTCCATTCACCCAATTCCGAGAGCGGGGCCACGCTCGTGTCGTCACCCAACCGACGAATGCCCCGCTCGTCTCGTTTTCGGAGAGAGGCCAGTGACCCGTTGCTGTCCGCTAGACGAATGCCTCTCTCAACTCAATCAACAGCGCGCGCCATCATGCCCGTGTCACCCACCGATCTGCCGCGCGCGCCGTTTCGTTTCCGGAGAGAGGCCATGGTCCGAATGTCACCCTGGACCCCGGTGCCTCTCTCAACTCAATCAACGGCGCGGGCCGTGGCGGGCACGTCAACCAAGAGCCGAATGCTCGCGCCGTTTCGTTTTCAGGTGAAGGCCAGTCTCGGATTGTCACCCAACCGGCCCATGCCTTCACCACCAAGTTCGAACTCGGGGCCATCAACTGAGTGTTATCCAAAACGTCTTTGCCCCGAGCACTAGGAGGATAAAGTGAGAGACCATGAAACTCGTGATACCCAAGAAGGACTTGTCTCCGTAATCCGTTATCACTACCAAAGGCGCGTTGACTTCCACCGCGCCGAGAAGAAACTCACCCTGCAAATCCGCGCAATCTGCCGCCGACTGTGCCACAGTGAAGACCTCAAGAAAATGAAACGCGACGCTGACAAGTTGTACGTTGCGATGTTCGCGGGAGACCAGTGCAGTGCTGATACCCATTCAGGTCGTGTCTCCCCGGACGTCGCACTTCGTGCCTGTGGTCCGATGATCATGGCGCGGAAAATCCTCGGAGTCGAGCGCAAGAAAGAGGAAAAGAAACTGACGAAGCTCGCAAAACAGCTTCCGGTGTGGGAGTGGGTTGAGACCGTGCGCGGCGTCGGCCCGCTGTCCCTCGCTAACATCATCGGTGAGGCCCGCGACCTGTCAAACTACGCCAACCCGGCAAAGCTCTGGAAACGGATGGGGCTCGCCCTGATCGGCGACAAGCGGCAGGGATCGCCCGGCAAGAGCGCCACCGCCGAGGACTGGATAGAGCACGGCTATTGCGCGGCTCGCCGGTCGGTTATGTGGACCGTTGGCGATTGCATCGTTAAATCCTGCAAGGAAGGCAGCGAGTACCGGGACATTTATAACGCCAAGAAAGAGGACTATCTCAATCGTCCGTGGTGTGGTGGATGCCACATCAAAGAGGATAAAGGGGAAGACCGTGAGCACTGCACGGACGGTCATGCACACAACCGAGCGCAACGTTACACGGAGAAACGATTCCTTCGGGATCTCTGGCGGGTCTGGCGGAATGGTAGCGTAAAGGAGGAAATAGCAGCATGAGCAACGGAAGAACACTTTGCCGAGGCATTGAGGGGAAGTGACATGGAAACTACGATCAAATCATTCTTAGATTCTGAGCGAAAAATTACCGTTAAATCTTCGCCGAGTTCGATTCGGCTCATGATTCATGACACCAACGCGATGAGACACATCGATCTCACCCATGGGGAATGCCGCTTACTCCGCGGCGTGATTCAAGATCATCTCACCGATGAACGAATCAAGCTCGAAAGCGGGGTGTACTAATGGGACACGGAAGAACACTTTGCCGAAGCGTCGAGCACTGGTACCTAACCAGAGGAATGACCGTCAAGGTACGCCACCGCCGGCCGGACGCGTTCGGTGTACTGCGATTCAAGGCACGTCCGAAGCGTCGCCGCAGCCACAGGGCGCTCGTGGACATCGGGCACGGACTCACGAAGCTCCGCGCGTTCTTTGGTGGGTGGCTGAGGGGGAGAGCATGAACCTGCACAAGAAACACCGCGACCTGAAATCCAGTGAGACGGTCGTTGAGAGCCCATTCGAGGGACCGGGCTATCTCGAAACCGAGCTTGCAGTCAGGGCGCTCCAGGTGCTCTACGAGGACGCCGTGAAGAGCTGCGGCGATCGACTATTCATGGTTGGCGTATCGGTCAAGGTCACCGCGAACGTGATGAGCATCGTTGGCCCTGACGTGGATCACGAGTACGCGCTTGCGGGTGGTGAGAAAGAATGACAACTTCCACCGGGCCTTTTCTTGACATCTCGGTTGTAACGGCGTAACGTTACTTACGGAGGTCATATGCCATACGCGAAAATATACTCACAACTCGCCGAGTCATCGATTGCTGAGGAGAAACTACATGTCCGGTGGTTGTGGGTAGTCATGCTGATTAAATGCGACCAAGATGGCAAGATTTACGGAACCATAGCCGCGCTCGCTAGATTAGCGAATCTGCCCCTGGAACTAACTGAAAACGCAATAGATGTGTTAATGAAACCTGACCCCCAGTCAACAACTCCGGACGATGAGGGACGGCGAATTCTCAAGCTCGAAGGGAACGAGTGGTTTGTTGTAAATTATGCGAAGTATCGAGACATGAAAGGGCGCGATAGGGTTCGGGAGCAGACTCGCGAACGTGTGCGGAAGTACCGAGAAAGGAAGAAAGTCGAACAGGGCGTAACGAGTAACGAAATAGTAACGCTCTCAGAGGTAACGCTCTCAGACTCAGGCTCACCCTCAGACTCACCCTCAGACTCACTTACATCTCAGTCGCCGCCCGAGCCCGCCGACAAACCAAAAAAGAAGAAACGATCTCCATTCAAACCGCCGACCGTCGAAGAGGTTCAGGCGTACATCGACGAGAAGGGGCTCCAGGTCGGCGCTGCCGACTTCGTGGACTTCTACGAATCGAAGGAGTGGTACGTCGGCAAGAACACAATGAAGAGCGAGCGGGGGTGGAAGGCCGCTTGTCGGCGAGCGCGGGACTGGGACAGAAATAAGCGGTTGGCACCGAAGAACACCTCAACCGACGACGAGTGGATGTATGAATCTTATCGGCGATCTGATTTCGATAGGTACGGCAGCGATCCGTTATGGCTCGCATACGCCGATGTCTCTGCCGAATTCCAGCCACGCACGGCGCCAACGTTCGCGGAGTGGGTTAAGCAATAAGGAGGAAACGTGCAGTATGAGGATTTCTTAGAACAGAAAACGCACTACTGCGATGAGGTTGGATTCGATCCACTATGGACGCCCGACTTCCTCTTTGACTTCCAACGAGACCTCATCCAATGGTCGACCCGTATGGGGCGCTCGGCCATCTTCGCCGATTGCGGACTTGGCAAGACACCGATGCAGCTTGTGTGGGCCGAGAACGTTCGGCGCAAGACCAACAAGAACGTGCTTATTATCACGCCGTTGGCTGTCAGTCATCAGACGATCCGCGAGGGAGAGAAGTTCAACATCGAATGTGTCCGGTCGAACGATGGCTCAGTCCCGGCGCCGCTCACGGTGACGAACTACGAACGCCTACACCTCTTCGATGCGAATGACTTCGCCGGCGTTGTGTGTGACGAGTCGAGCATTCTCAAGAACTTCGACGGCAAGCGCCGCGCCATCATCACGGACTTTATGCGGAAGCGGCCGTATCGTCTACTCTGCACCGCCACCGCCGCGCCCAATGATTACATCGAGCTCGGCACCTCATCAGAGGCGCTTGGTGTCCTGGGATACACGGACATGCTGACTCGATTTTTCAAGAATCAGCAAGGTACCATCGGGACGAATCGCTATCACGGAACAATGGCGAAGTGGCGATTCAAGAAACACGCAGAGAGCGCGTTCTGGCGGTGGGTGTGCTCGTGGTCTCGAGCGATGCGCCGGCCATCGGATCTCGGCTTTGATGACGGGCCGTTCACCCTACCGGAATTGACCGAGATCGAGACGGTCATCGAGAACACCGCGCCGCCGCCGGGTGAGATGTTCTGTCGGCCGGCTGTGTCGCTGCCGGAACAACGCGCCGAGCGCCGAGCAACGATCGTGCCGCGATGCGAGGCCGTGGCCGAGAAGGTCGCAGCGAATAGTATCGCCGTCGTTTGGTGCCACCTTAATGATGAAGGCAACCTCTTGGAGAAACTGATACAGGATGCCGTCCAGGTGAGCGGGGCTGACTCCGACGATGAAAAAGAGGAGGCGTTCCGCGCTTTCAGTAACGGCGATATTCGAGTTCTCGTGACCAAACCCCGCATCGGTGGATTCGGTTTGAACTGGCAACACTGCGCTCATATGACGTTCTTCCCGTCGCATTCCTACGAGCAGTATTATCAGGGCGTGCGGCGGTGTTGGCGCTTCGGTCAAGAGAAGCCGGTCACGGTTGACATCGTCACCACGGCCGGCGAGCTTGGGGTTCTCAAGAACTTGAAACGAAAGTCGGAGCAAGCGGACAAGATGTTCGACCAGCTCGTCGGGAACATGAATCACTCGATGAGTATCGAACGCGCTCCCGACTTCGACCAACGCGAGGAGATTCCGGAATGGCTGTGAACGATCAGACAATCACGGACGAGTACGCGATCTATCACGGTGACTGTATCGAGACGATGAGAACACTTCCGGACGACAGCGTTGGGCTCTCGGTCTACTCGCCGCCGTTCGGTGGTCTCTACCACTACTCAAGCTCAGAGCGCGACCTGTCGAACGCCCGAAGCTATGAGGAGTTCTTCGCTCATTACGAGTTCGTCGTGAGCGAGATCGCGCGGTTGACGATGCCGGGTCGGATCACCTGTGTTCACTGTATGGATGTTCCTTCTGGCAATTCCGGACGCGATCACCTTGTGGACTTTCCCGGTGACATCATCCGGCTCCATGAGCGCCTCGGCTTCCACTACGTCGCCCGGTATGCCGTCTGGAAAGAACCACTCGGAGTCCGCAACCGAACGATGGCAAAGAACCTCGCTCATAAGACGATCGTGGATGATGCCTCGCGGTGTTCGGTGGCGTCGGCTGACTTCCTTCTGGCGTTTCGGAAGAAAGGCGAGAACAAAACACCGATCGAGCATCCTCGGGGATTGCTGTACTACGCCGGCGAGAGGCAGCCACCGGCCGACGTGATGCAGTATCGGGGATGGAAGGGCAAGCAAACGGAGAATCGATACTCGCACTGGATTTGGAGACAGTACGCCTCGGCCTTCTGGGATGACGTTCGTCTCAACCGGGTGCTCCCGTACCGCGAGGCGAAGGACGAAGAGGACGAGAAGCACATCCACCCGCTACAGCTCGACGTGATCGAGCGGTGTGTGATCCTGTGGTCGAATCCCGGCGAGGTCGTGATGACTCCGTTCATGGGGATCGGGTCCGAAGTGTTCTGCGCTGTCCGTCTCGGGCGCCGTGGTCTCGGCATCGAACTCAAGCCATCGTATTACCGCCAATCGGTGAAGAACCTCGCGCATGTCGAGCGCGAAGAGGCAGAACAGGATTCACTCTTCAATGAATGAAACAATCGAGATCCGTATGACCTGTCTACGCCAAGCCACGGCAACGCTGTTGAGCCACGGTCAAACTCACTGCGCCGTGAAATGCAGGGAGCTCCAAGACCTACTCGACGCGGGGGAGGCCGAGTTCGGATGGAATGCGGCTGACGCGGTCGGCATCGTTGGGATGTTGATCGAAGAGCACCGGGAACGCAGCACACCGAGCGCCGGCGATGAGCCGCACCTTCCGATTGAGCTTGACGATATGCAGGGGCTCTAAGATGGAACGCATAGCACAAGATAAACTATGGCTCGCCCGCGTCCTCGTATTCACCGGTCTCGTGTTACTGGCTCTCGGCTTCGGGCTCGCGTTCGGTGGTGCGCTTGGGGCCTTCATCGCCGCGGTGATGGTGCCCGGTGTCGCCGCCTTTGCCTTCGGTGCTGGGATCGGGTTACTCGTGTTACGGGACGAGCGGAGCCGGTCCCGCAACGTCGACGTGGTGAACCTAAAACCAATCTTGCCGACCGAAACGGATCAAGCGTTCTTGAACGTCGACGCGTGGTTGCGTGAGGTCGATCCCGAGGACGATGACGGAGGTTGATATGTCGAAGTGTATTTGCGGATGTGGTAAAAGCTATTCAGATAAAGAATCAGCAAAGGGTTGGAGATCCAATGCGCGGCGGGTATTCAGGGAGTTGAAGACACATCCTTACCCCACAGTGGAGGACCTTCAAGAAAGATGCAGAAAAATACCGGGGTTTTTTGAACCTGAAGACGAAAATGAGTGGCTTGTTGTTTTTCGAGAAGGCATAGCTAGATTGGTGAAGTCTTCACTCTAATCAGTGAGGTTGATCCCGAGGACAGTAACGGAGGTTGAGATGCCGAGTAATCAGGTCTTGGGGTGGCATTTTCTGGCGGAGGATCGTCGACTACGGAGGAACGGAACGGTGGTACGAGTGGGTCAGACGCTAAAGCGAGATCCGGATCGGCTCAGGCTATTTATGAACTGCTCATACGGGCTGCGCGGGGCGCTGAATGTACTTGATGCTCTGAGCTATGCACCGGGACCGGTGGTGTGTAGGGTGCGGTTTGGCGGACGGATCGTGGAGGACGACGATCAGCTAGTGGCCTCGCGGCGGACGGTGTTGGGGATGGCGGATGCCACGGACGAGCTGCGGGCGTTCGCGTGTTGGTGCGTTCGAGAAACACCGATAGCTGATGGTCGGAAGGTTTGGGATCTACTAATGGATGACGAGCGCAGCAGGGCCGCCGTGAGGATAGCTGAGCGGTACGTACGGGGTGAGGCGACCAACGAGGATCTGGTCGCCGCCCTCGACAGCGCCGAAGCAGCCGCCTGGGACGCCGCCAAGGCCGTCACCAGAGCGGCGGGATGTCCTGTGCGTACTGGCACTTATGCTTCCACTGCCTATTACGCTGCCAGCGCCGTCCTTGGCAGCGATGCCAGCTTCGGCGCCAAGATTGCCGCCAGAATAGCCGCCGAAGCCGCTGCTTGGGCCAGCGCTGAATCAGCCAAAAAGGTTGATAATAAGTACGCCGCCTGGGACATCACATGGGACACCACCAAGTCCAATGCCAGAATAGCCGTCAGGGCCGATGCTAAGGTCGCTGCCGGGGTTGCCGTCAGAAACGCACAGAGTCAGGAACTGGAACGGCGGATGCTGAAATTATTGGAGGCTAATTGATGAACTACAAAGAACACTTAATTGACAATCTCGCAGCGGCATGGAGGTTACTGGTTCTAGCGGTGGCCCACGCAGCGCATGGCATCATTCGCTGTCGCTGGACTGCCGCCTTTTTAGAGTGGTGCCACAAGGACGAAGCAAGTAACGGAGGTTAAGATGCCACCAAAGACAAAGCAGATGCACTCGTGGGAACGAACAGGATTTGACCCGGATACCAACCGGGCGAACATCTACACATGTCGAAAGCCTGGATGCGGGATGGTCAAGGCCACGCGAGAGATCACGACGCCCCAAGGTTATCCAGGGTGGAACGTCGAGTACAGCGAGGCGGACGGGACGGTCATTGGTGTGAATCCGTTTCGTGTTCCGCGTTGCGGGGGTGCGTGATGAGGAACTGGACTGACGAAAGGAAACTTCGGTTTCTCGCTGATTGGTTTGATGAACGAGATGCGGAGGTCGGCGATATTTCAATTGATGTGCAGACGGATCTACGAAGAATCGCGGATGAGCTTTCAGGCCTCGGGACATGCGGGCATTGTGGGCGCAAACTCAAGCCACCAATGCTCTGCGATTCGTGTCTAGGAGGTGTCCAATGACCGACCCAAAACCATACCGGCCGGCGAACGAAGTCGAGAGCGATACGTTCATGGAGCATTTCTGCTACCGCTGCAAACGCGATGAGCAATTCAAAGAGACACAGGACGGGTGGATCGGGGGCTGCCCGATCATCGCGGCCACAATGGCTTACAATCTCAATGATCCGGACTATCCAAAGGAATGGATCACGGATGACGACGGCCCTCGATGCACCGCGTTTGAGGAGGTTGGAGTATGACCGGCATGAACCTCACAACCACTGAGTACCTCACCGAAGAAGCCAAGGAGATGTCCGAGAAGAAACTCCAACAAGGGGTTGTGAGCCTTTGCCGTGGCTACGGGGTGCGGTGCTACCACACACACGACAGTCGGCGATCTGAGCCGGGTTTTCCTGATTGCGTAATTGCACACTCGTCTGGACCAATTTACGCCGAACTCAAAACCGAGAAAAACCGGCCAATGCCGAATCAAGTATGGTGGCTGAACTACTTCGCCGACCTCGGGTTGCCGACGTATCTCTGGCGACCGCGCCACTTAGTTTTCGGGTGGATCAGTTACGTACTCGAGAACGGAACAGCGAAAGGCGGAGACGTAGGGCGGTGGATTGCGGGTGAGGGTGTGCGGGGCGATCGGTGGTCGGTTGCGGCTGGGAACAGGAGGCATCATGAGCAAGCGTAGGACGTGGCGGTGGGTGACGCGGGATTCATACCACGGAGAACCCGAGGATGAGATTCGAATCTGGCCGAAGGTGAAGAGGCCAACGAGGCGGGGAGACCGCTGGGCTACATGGTCGAACTGGGATGCCCTCAACGATGACGATGACCTCAATGGTGCTGGAGTTTGCGTGTTCGACTGGCACCGTCTCACCGGCATCACAGTCCCAACGGATCGCCCGATCAAGGTTGACTTCGGCGGGTGTAAGGTGGTGAAGCAATGAAACACGAGTCAACCAAGTTCGAGAAATTCATCGAGTCAATCATTGAAGACGGTAACTGGGAGTATGGCAACGGCGATTCGCTGACACAGGACGCGAGGGATCACCTGGATAGCTGCAGGCTCCGCCATTGTGATTGTTGCGGCGAAAAGATGAAAGTACCGAATGAGTGTCGGACATGTCGAG